TGCGACTGACAAAAGACACATTCCTCGAACGTGTAGACAGGAGACTCCACCTCCATTTCAAATCCATACCCGAGAAACCACTCGGGTAAGGTGTCCAACTTGTGGAGATCCGACTTCTCAATAAAAACAATGCAATCATCACCATTATTCACAAACTCAGCACGAATACCAATTTCCCTGATGTATTCGCGCGCAAGAGTGCACATAATGATGCAATTGCCCAGGGAAGTGTTCATATCACCACTTGCCCTAGTTCCCTCCACATCGTATTTGAGTTTGTGGCCATCCAAAAATGCCACTCCTTTGTTATGCCGCTGCATTTTGCATAGCTGCATCAACTCGGGGTTGTAATCAAATATTTTTGCGTAGATACTGTGTTCCCATTTAAGAGCGTCTTTACTCACATGCTGGTCAAAACGGCTCGCGTCCAGTCCGATTGCAACTGGACTGTTGAATTTAAGCCATTTCTTCCGCAGCGCCGTCGCTGTATTCTCCACGGTCATGCCTTTCATGACCACCTCCTCCCCCTCACCCCACTCGGAACCAAGAGCCTTGTACATATCGGCCTCGATTTTTCTGGTGAATCGCCCTAGGGCGATATTAAATATTGGCGATCTGGGTTGTATAACCCTAGGAGCCGGATCCTTTTTCTTTGTGAAATTCAACTTCTCAAATTTCACAAAGGCCTTAATCCGAGCATCACGATTGCCGAACCCATGATTCAAGTACTGTACAGCTGCTGATGTGTACAAATTTCGTTTGTTTGCAGGACACTGCGCGATGAACTCGTCGCAGGTCAGATGTTGAACTGTTCCAAACTTACGTAATTTGCCAGCAAGCCTTGCTGATACTGAATCCAACGTTCTCCACTTCCCCAATTCTGGCTGTGGGGTGGGTTCCAAACCTGACGCGCCGTTGACATTGAAAACTCTTTCATTCAATGCCCGAATCAAGTTTGGGAGATCGTTGTTGTGTGCTCCAAAATCCACGCGACTAGACAGGTAGGGAGCGATAACTACCCGTCGAAGTTTTGTTGGCTTGACACCCACATGCGAAGTCACAG